TTTAGGGACTCCCAAAGAACCGCTATACTTTCGTATAGTTGTTCTCTTACCTCCAACAACCAGTGTGAAAGGAACACCCTTTACGATGCCCTCCCGATACCGTAGCCGTTACTTTGGGGATGTACAAGTCGGTAAAATGACTTATAATCTCTCCGGTAACGTAATCAACGCCAACAGTTATGATGGCTTTGAAGAAATTACCGATGTAACTGGTGAAGGTTCGGGCCAGCCTCTGTCTATACAAAAAGTACGACAGACTGGTGGGATATTGAACGGACCTGGAAGCTTTGGAACTGTATTCGACAACTATCGTTGCGATGCACTCCAAAATCCTGCTTCTGGGTTCTTCAATTCGTTTTGGGAAGGTGTTCCTGGTGAGCCAAGTTTAGGGACAAGTGCGACTAAGCTCCTTGCGGAGACTAATCCCAGTCGGCCGGTCGTAGACCTACCGATTGCTGTCTTTGAGTTGAAGGATTTCCCTTCAATGCTTCGTCTGGAAGGAGATTCCTTCCTTCGCGTTGCAGCCCATGCCAATTTGAGTTATCAATTTGGCTGGAGGCCTCTTCTAAACGATCTATCAAACCTTTTTGACTTCCATGACCAAGTTTCAAAACGTGAAACTGAGTTAAGGAATTTGTTTGATAGTGGCTTACGGAGAAAACGCAAAGTGTGGTCTGGCGTAAAAGGCCATACCCAGTCCAGATGGGTCCAATCCGACGGTGCTTTAATCGCCGGATCTTGGACTTGTTCTGAAGCTGTTGAGCATAAGGGATTCGTAAAATGGTTTCCTACCGTTTTACCCCCGCGCTCAAACGCTGAGATGCGAAGTCTTGCACGACGTGCGGTGTTAGGCCTAACAGTAGATCTTTCTACTGCTTGGGAAGCTATGCCGTGGTCGTGGCTAGTGGATTGGTGTTCTAATGTAGGCGATTTCTTAGCCTCGCATCGGAACATCATTCCCGCGGAACATGGTCCCATCCAAATGATGAGACATGTTGCGTTTGAAGCTGTCTCGCCCTTTCCAAATAATCCGAACGTTTCGGAACATAAATTTTGGATTGAGCAGAAACAAAGACATATTGTTTCTCCAACACTGTCTGCCCACCTGCCGTTCTTATCAGCTCGGCAGTTGTCGATACTTGGCTCAATCGGGGTGACCCGGCGAACGCCGAGGTCATAACCGTTGTTTAAGGGTAATTAGTCTCCCTTAAGCAGAGTCCAAGGAGAATGAATATGTTCGCAGATACAATCACGGTTACCATTAATTCGGTGGCGAAGGTCCTTAACAGGATCAATCAGGATGGATACTCTTCGGAGTATTTCCTGAGGTCATCGACCGATGATTTCCGTCTTAGGCTTCGGAATAGTACGTATAATGACAAGACGCGTGGGGTCAAGGTTGACCGTCACAACATCGAGCTCATTCATACCATCTATCCTGTTGCCCCTGCAACTTTGAGCACGATTCGCAAGCACTATTCTGTGCTTGAGAACGATTCTACTGACACCATTGCGGATGTCAGTAAGTTTGCTGCAGGTGTGTGTGCTTTCCAAACGGAAGCAAACTACCTGAAGATGCTCAACTGGGAATCGTAAGATCCCTTGAATACAGTGATGTATTCATAGCAGTGTATTTGCGGCTAAGACTAACCTCGATCCGAAAGGACTCTGGTTATGAAAAGCTTAGCAAATATTCTTCTCGACATCGCTGTTGCACTACTTAAAGATGTGCAGCAGGCATACCCCGCGTACGGGGGAGTTGCTAAAGATAAAGAGCGGCTCTCCCATCTTGTGCGAACACGTGGTCTTGGGTTCTTTACCCTTGACCTTCCATCGCTCGATGCTGCATTAACAAATGCGCTAGAGCATGGTCTCCTAGTTCTTGATGGTCCTGTCTCTAAGACAGTATCCAAGAAGATCAAAGTGCCCAGACTTTTCCGGGGACTTTGGTTGAGAGTGTTCACATATGACGCATGTCTGCGTGTAGATCCCGACGTCAACTCCATTATGTTCCTTAGGCAGCTTTGCTGTTTAGGGAAGCGTATTGAGGTTGGTTGCTCCATTCAGCGATTCGAAAAGTCGTTGAAGGAGTATTACAATGTCGAGAAAGAACTCCCCGAACCATCATTACGATGGCACGGTGATGTCTTGGATCCAGATGACCTTGCTTTTGATCTCCATTGCGGTGATCTTTTGCGTAGTTATAGCTGGTTTGGCGAATCTGTTTCGAGGGACGAATTGCCCATCGGCGCAGAGACATCAACCAGAGACTGGAGCCTCTTACAACGATTTCAGCAGAACGCTGACATCGTTACTCAATCCCTTGGCGAATTTGATCCGATTTGGTATTCAAATTCGCTCCATGAAAGTGGACAAGGGATAGGGTTCAGACATGGACCTGGTGCTGTTGCAGAGCGTTCTGGACGAGTCCATAAGTATGACTTTGTCCATTGGCCTGCTAAATTGAACGCGGTGTTTCCTTGGAGTCACTGTGGGAAAATTCTCACAGATTCCAGGGAATGCCCCTCAAGCCACGAGTTCCCTAGCAAGCTAATTGCTGTTCCGAAAACAGCTAAAAGCCCTAGGTTGATCGCTGCCGAACCGACTGAGCACCAATGGTGCCAACAGTTGGTACGGCGATTCCTAGAGGACAGAATTTCTGGTTTGTTTGGTCGAAATTTTATCGACTTCACATCTCAGTCTGCCTCCGGGACTCTGGCCCTGCGTTCATCCTTGACGCGCGAGTGCGCTACTGTGGATCTATCCTCAGCAAGCGATCGGCTTTCCTGTTATGTTGTTGAACGTGTATTTAGAAGGAATCCTTCTTTATTGCACGCTCTACACGCATCCAGGACGAGGTGGGTAGTGGATTCGTTATCCAATACCAGAACTGGCATGCCCCAAAAGGGTAAGCCCGGCCGTAGTGTAGTGAAGAACTACATACGCCCTAAGAAGTTCGCCTCGCAAGGAACAGCGGTTACGTTTCCGATACAAACCCTAGTATTCTTCATTGCAGCACTAACTTCAAGTGGTGTTGTACTGCGGAAGCCATCTGACCTTTACTTAACGAGTAATGGTTTTGATGGTGGGTTAGGAAGGTTACGTAACAAGCTCCGAGTGTTTGGGGATGATATTATTATCCCTACACACGGGTATGCTTCACTAACGAGACTTCTCACACTTCTCCGGTTGAAGGTCAATGTAGATAAATCTTTCTACAAAGGCTACTTCCGTGAGTCTTGTGGGCAGGATGCATATAAGGGTTACGATGTAACTCCTATAAGACCCAGGTCTCTAAGTGACGATGGACCCACACTACGGAATGCTATCTTAGACTTCTCCAATAATCTTTTTAAGAAAGGTTATTGGTATGCCGCAGATAGTGTTCGTTCGGCAGTCGGATCCCACCATTTTTGGCGGAACCTTCCGACCGTGGGTCGTAGTAGTGGGGTCATAGGTTTGATCTCCTTCTGCGGTGCTAACGTTGACCATCTGAAATCCAGATGGAATTCGCAGCTCCAAAGATACGAGGTACGGAAATGGACTTTTCGGGCCATTTCACGTCGTAAGCAAACCCATGACTATCCTGGACTTCTCCAATATTTTGCGGAGAAGCCATCACCCATGACAAATTGGGTGCATGGTGTCCAGGAGATACCGCGGACCAGCGATGGTCTGCGGTGGGAGGACACTGGCCAAGTCGTGCTAGATGCACGTGCGTCCTAAGCGAATAGCTTAGGGTGGCCAGGGGTCGCGAGCAGCGGCCTAAGTTTCACCGTTGCTCTGAGG